AATTGAGAAGGTTAGAAAATATGAACCTCGTGCAGATGTCAAAGAGGTTCTTTTTAATGTAATTGATGAAAAAATAATTCCAAGAATTATTTTGAATTTAGTGTGATGATATATAAAATATATTTTAAAAAAGAGAGGATGATTTATTATGCCAACTCCAACAGCGAGTGGAATATATCACAAGGGAAATTTAGCATTAGCAAAAGGTGAAATATCAAGATTGAGTAATACGTTACAAATTATATTTTTAGATACAACACATGTAATAGATGCAGTTAATGATGATATTATAAATGACATTGTGTCAGGCGAAGTAGGTACAATTGCTAGGCAAACATTAACAGGTAAAACACTAGATAATAGTACAGCAAGTAATGTGGCTAAATTTGATGGTTCTAATATTGCATTAACAGGTATAACAGGTGACTTTAAACATATAGTTTTAGCTAAATTTGATACTGCTGATAATAATGCAAATTCAAAATTAATTGCATATTGGACATTTGCAGACCAGTCAGCTAGCAATCAAGATATAAACATTAATTTTGCTGCAACGGGTATAACTACCGAAACAGTGTAAGAGGTGATTAACTATGATTAAATACTTAAAAGGGTCTGACTCTATATCAGACCCAATAAGACAAAAAGCAAGATTAAGCGGCATTGCACATGAACTTTATATAATGCAAATTGAAAACAAAGGAGTAAACTACGATATTAGTAGTTATGGTACTTTGTATGGAAATAAGATATTTCAGAAAAAAGTTGATTCTGGTTCACTTGAAAAAGATGGCTCGAAAAAATGGAATTATTCAAATGATTGGGTACTAGAAATTGATACAGAGTCGGAAGAATATTCACATATGATTCAACTCCATAAGGACAAATTAGTTGACACATTGGTGGGATGGGATTTGACCTAATCTCATCTATGAAGGGTAGGTGAGGTTGTGGGTATATTAAATAGTTTATCAGTAAGTGCAAAAACTGCATATTCTTTTAGGCGTATAAATGACGATTACTTAGGTAGTGCAATACGAGTAAGGCGTACAAATTCAACAAATACTGGTGATAATGCAGAGATTAATATAGGTTTTGATGGTAGTGGTAATTTGGATACAACGGCATTATTAGCACATTGTACTGGTGCTAATAATTATGGATATTTAGTTACAAAGTATGACCAAAGTACAAATGGTTTTAATGCAACTCAAACAACGGCAGGAAATCAACCGTTATTAGTTAGCAACGGTGTTGTTTTAGTTGATACAGTTGGAAACCCTGCTCCAGAGTATAAACCTGATGCTACACAAAGAGAATTAAATTCTGGCGGTGGAACTACTGCTCAACCTTATACAATTAGTACTGTTTTAAAAGGTGCTACGGGAGCAGTTAACTATTTAAGAGATTCTGGTGGCTTTGGCGTTTTTGCGCAATATAGTTCTGGTTTTAGCAATTATAGGATGGCTGCTAATACTAGTCAAACATTTGCTACTGGTGATAGTTTTGCACACAATGTGTTTACAAATGTGTTTAACGGCACTAGTAGTTTTGGTGTTAAAAATGGAACAGTATCTGGTGCTCTTAACGTGGGAACAAATAGTATATCAAATCCTAAGATAGGTAATACATGGGTAGGATATATTCAAGAAGTTATTATGTTTAGCTCTGTTTTATCTACAACGGACAGAGAAACACTAGAAGCCGACCAAAATGCTTATTGGATTAATCCACCAACTTCAATAGATTTAAACTTATCGACATTAAATATATACAAAGCAATACAAAATCCTGATTTAAATCTATCAATTGAATTAGATTTAAATACATTAAATATCAACAAAGTGTTGCAAAGTGTAGAAGTAATATTACAAGGCGAGCCTATTGAACTAAATTTATCTACATTAAATATTCAAAAAGTATTACAAGGTTTAGAATCCAACTTATCAATAGAGTTAAATTTAAATACATTGGATATAGCAAGAGAAGTTAAGGATTTTGAGGTTACAAATTCACTTGAATTAAATTTGTCTACGTTGAATATATCAAAGCAAATTCAAGATGCGGAAATCATTTTACTAGGTGGAGTAATCAACTTAAATTTAACAACTTTAAATATAGCTAAATCCATTCAAGATTTAACTGCCAATCTATCAATAGAATTAAATCTAAATACCATTGACATTGATAGGAATGTTCAGAACTTTTCAATTGAATTAATAGATAGAACAATAAATTTATATTTGACTACATTAAATATTTTGAGAAATATAAAACTTATTGAAATTCAAGTTGGAATAGAAGTTCCAGTAGGTGAAATTGGAAATGTAATATATAAATTTATTTCTAGACAAAAAACCGTATTTATTTTACCTAATAAAAACCTTCAAAGGAGGGTTGTTATGAAAAAATTCATAAAACAATCATCTGAAATAATTCCAATTACTTTGGATTATTCAAAGATGTTGCAAGATTCAGAAATTATATCAACGGTTGAAATAGCTGGATATGATAGTTATGGCAATAATGTTTCATCAAGTATTTTAGATAGATACGAAATTGAAGGCTTGGCTGTAAAAGTTGTTGCAAAAAATGGAGAATCAACAAAAAGATATAAGATTACTGTTTTAGTTACAACTAATCAATTAAACGTATATGAAGAAGATGTATTTATGTATATCAATAATATTTAAAATCGGTTATTTAATAAATGAAGGGGGTGTAGTATTTGCCTAAATTAATCGATTTACCAGAAATAAGTTTTATCGAAGGAATCGATATTGAAACGCTTTTAGCAGATAATATTAGTTCATTTGAAGATGCTTATTTAGAACAAACTGGAGAACAAAAGATATTAGCTCCAGGTGATCCAATACGAATTTGGATTTATACAATGACATTAATTATTTATCAATTGTATCAAAATCAAGACTTCACAGGCAAAATGAATCTACTTAAATACTCTCAAGGTGCATATTTAGATAATCTTGCATCTAGGAATGGAGTAACACGCTTGAGCGCATCTAAATCAGTTACAACGTTGCAGTTTACACTTTCTGCAATACAAGCAACACCAGTAACTATTCCTATAGGAACTAGGGCAACACCTGGGAATAATATTTTCTTTGAAACAACTGAGACATTTGAAATAACTGCAGGTGATCTAATAGGTTCTGTATTAGCACAATCAACAGTTAGCGGAACAGAATCAAATGGTTTTACAAGTGGTCAAATAAATGTAATTGTAGACCCTATTCAATTTGTTCAATCTGTAACCAATACAGACACATCACAAGGTGGTGCTGATATTGAATCAGATGATAGTCTAAGGGAAAGGGTTTTTACTGCACCGGAAAGTTTTTCGGTTGCGGGTCCTAGTGGAGCTTATGAATTTTGGGTGAAATCTGTAAGTAGTACTATATTGGATGTATATGTTAGTTCACCAAGTGCAGGAGAAGTTGACATTAGATTTATTTTATCCAATGGAGAGCTACCGGATGCAGGACTAATAGCATCAGTTGAAAGTGCTTTAGGTGATGATGTAAGACCTTTGACAGATAGTGTAACCGTGCAAGCTCCAACTACTGTTAATTATGATATTGATATTACTTACTACATATCAAATGATAATGCTAACAACGTGAGTACAATTCAATCAGCAGTAACTCAAGCAGTGTCTGACTTTGAAATTTGGCAAAAGTCGAAAATAGGAAGAGATGTTAATCCTGATGAGTTAGTAAAGAGATTATTAGATGCAGGAGCTAAAAGAGTTAGTATAACAAATCCTTCATTCACAACTATTTTAGCAACTGAATTAGCAATACTTAACACAAAATCTGTAACATATGGGGGGCTTGAATCGAATTGAGTACTATATTCAATACTAAAATAATTGATTTAATACCGCCAAATTTACAAAATAATGCTGATATAATTGCAGCAAGTAAAGCTGCAGATGACTCAATTGCTAATTTTGTTGCTGATTATTCAAAAGTTTTATTATATGCAAATATAGATAATATATCTGATGAAGACATACTTGATACACTTGCAGTTGAAGAGCATCTTGACTATTATTATAAAACATTAGATATTGATACCAAAAAAAATCTTATTAAAAATTCTATAAAAATACATAGAAAGAAAGGTACTAAACAAGCCGTAGAAGATTTAGCTACTGATGTATTTGGATTTGCAGTAGTTTCCGAATGGTTTGAATACGCTGGAAGTGCTTATAATTTCAAAATTCAAATTGATTATACTGCAGGAAGTTCCCAAAACATACAGGAGTTTTCTAGGCTTATTGAAAGTGTTAAAAATGTTAGGAGTTCATTGGAGGCAATTGAACTTGTTATTAATTCTAGTATTAATATTCAGGAGAATATTTATAAAACAGACATAACAAGAAATACAACATTGAATTTAGGGTTTAAACTAGGTGTAACACCTTTTGCAACACCAGGAAGTGAGGTGCAAATCAAATGAGCTTAGAAGCTACGTATTTAAGCGATATAGCAACAAAATTTGAAACTGATATTAATAATGTATTAGTAAATGATTCAATAGTTGTTAGTAGCTTTAATTCAGAATTAGTAACTAATAATGTATATGATATATCATTCACAGTTTTACAATCCCAAACAACTCAAATTGACAATATAAAGCTTAGAAAATCTGATAATACTGTGATAAGCGATCAAAATTTAGATATACCTGTAACAGAAAATGAAGTTCGTATAGCTTATAAATATACAGTTAGCGAGGTGATTAGTTAATGAGTTATGAACCAAAAACAGATTGGGTTGATTACGACCCGTTAAATCCCAGTAATCCTAATGCAATTCCAACGGCAGCAGATATGATAAGAATAGAAGAAGGTATAAATGATGCATATAACGGTACAGGTACTTTTGGAACTACAACTAATATAAGCAATGCGTATAGCCTAACTTTCACAAATCCATTTACGTCATTGCCAACAGGGTTGAAGATAACATTTAAATGTAATGCTGATAGCTCTGGAAATACAACTTTAAATATTGACGGATTAGGTGCAAAGTCAATTAAAAATTCGAATGGGGAAAATGTAACTGAACTTAAGAATGGAGGTATATATACAGTTGTATATGATGGAACAAATTTTATACAACAGGGTGAAGGGGGGGTAGGAAGTTTTTTTGGAAGTGGTTCGGATGGCGTTTTAAATACAACTGGCAATTTAACTTTAACAAGCACATTAAATGGTGGTGCTGTAGTAAAAGAGTATGAATCCATAACAATTAATGCAGGTAACACATTGACCGTATCGAATCCATGTCAAGGACTCATATTATACAGTAAAGGTGATGTTGTAATTAACGGAACTATTGATATGAGTCAAAAAGCAGGGATTGCCCCAAATGGGAATATTATACCGATGCTTATAACAAAAGTGAAATCTAATTTAACTACTAAAACCTTAGAAAAATATTATCAATTGACAACGATTCTAGAATCAATAATTGGTGGTTCTGGTGGAAATGGTGGTTATGGTGGAGGATATGATGGATCTACTGGAAGATCTTCTGGTGGAACTGCTGGTAGTGGTAGACAAAACCTTGGCGGATTTGGTGGCGGTGGCGGTGGCGGTGGTGCTGGAAATCAAGCTGGCGCCAACGGAGGTTCAATTTATCATAGAGAGTGTTTAGGATACCCGACAAAGTATAGCGTTAATGGTTATTCAACATACTCAGAAACATCTTCTCCCGGGGTTGGTGGTCATGGTTCGTTCTCAAGGACAACCCCTGCTAATGCGACACTTTCCGAAAATGGAATACCTCGAGGAGCCGGTTCTGGTGGGGCGGGTGGAAACTGGGCTTCATCTGGTAATAATACCTTTACGGGGTCTAATGTCTCAGAGTATTGTGGTGGATTTATATTGATAATAGCAGGTGGGAATATAAATATAGCTGGGACTATTAGGTGTAATGGAGGTAATGGAAGTAATGGCACCGACGTAACAAGCGCTGCTTCTGGAACAAACCAGAAAGCTGGTGGTGGCGGCGGTGGCGGCGGTGCTGGAGGTGGATGTATAATGTTGGTTCACGCCGGAACATTAACTAATAATGGGACTATACAAGTAAACGGAGGATCAGGTGGGTCTGGTGGTACTGGTTTATTTAGTGAAAACGGAGGTTCAGGTGCATCAGGTTCCGCAGGCACAATCTTAACACAAAAACTATAGGAGGTAATCATGGCTAAATTTATTTTAATTTATAATAAAGAATCCGAAATAGAACGAAATGCGTTTGAACGAATTAGACAAGAAATGGGTCCATACATAGTAGCAGAACATGATTTTCAAGAAGTTAAACATTTGTATCCTGTTCAACAAACTCCTGCTTTAATACCTATATTAGATCACCTATGCGGTTCACATCTTTTAGAAGGTGATACGCAATTAAATATGTTAGCGGAAGCAACTAGACTCCATGGCGAAGAAGAAGAAAAAATTCATCAAAGAGAGACTAAAAGGCTTGATAATTTAATTAATTCTGAGAAAGAAAAGGCGAGGAAAGAAATAAGGCTAGAGGTAAGGAATGCAGATGCGTTAGGAAGTATTAGTAACAATGCTAGAGATATGCTGATTGAAAAAGGGATATTGGACTCGTAAGAGTCTTTTTTTATTTTACAAACGAAAGGGTGCATTAAATGAATTTCAAGCTGATTTTAGGAGTTGTAGGTGGTTTTATATCTTATTTTTTAGGAGGGTGGGATATTATGCTACAAACATTAGTAACTCTCACTTTTGTTGACTACGCAACGGGACTTCTTGCAGGTGCATATGAAGGCAAATTATCCTCAAAAATTGGATATAAAGGAATAATCAAAAAGGTAATGATGTTTGCAATAGTTGTACTTGCTACCTGCATGGATAGGGGATTAAATACAGAGCTTATTCGCAACATAACTGTAGTTTTTTACATAGGTAACGAATCATTAAGCATAATTGAAAACGTTATAAGAGCTGATGTTAAAATACCAAGCAAGTTGAAACAAGCTTTAAAGGAATTGCTTGAAAAAATGAATAACAAAGAGGGTGAAAATTAATGTATAAAGTTGTTTTAGATCCTGGACATGGTGGTAAAGATACTGGTGCAGTAAACTCATACATAACCGAAAAAGATTTAAACTTAAAGGTTGCTGTATACTGCATGAAGTTTTTATCAGGCTATCCAATTGAAGTTATTTTAACTCGTAATAGAGACATTGACGTTGATTTAAAAACTAGATCGTACATAAGCAATGAAGAACAAGCCAATTTGTTTGTGAGTATGCATAATAATGCATCTGGACAAAATGCAAAAGGGTATGAAGTATATCACTATACAGGTTCTGTTCAAGGTCAAGTGTTTGCGGAATTACTTGCAGAAGAATTTAATAGTATTGGGCTTAAAAAAAGATATGTTGGTTCGGGTCTGTACATGGGTACTAAAAAAGGTGACTATGCAGTTTTAAAAGAAACTAAAGCTATTGCATGTTTGAGCGAATCAGGGTTTATTGATTCTGACGATTATAAAAAAATGGATGAAGCACACGAGATACAAAAAATTGGAGAAGCACACGGAAAAGCTATTTTAAGATACTTTAATATCAAAATCAAAGAAAAAAATAACGATTCCGAAGACAAAATAACAAAAAAGAATGATTCTGTTTCCCTATATGCAACAATTGAGGATTTTGACAGCCTAAAAAAATCTTTGAAAAGAATTGAAGACACTTTAAAAGATAACAATATAAGACCGAAGATTTTATGAGTAAGTTCATATTTTTAGTAGCTTTTAACTGTTTTCGCTGTAATGAGTTTATCTAATTTTGTTAAGTATCGTTGATTCATTTTTTAAAAATGATTTTAAAAGAGCCATTTAAGGCTCTTTTTAAACTCATATTTAGAATAGTTTATTTTAAAATATATTAAACATCAACTGTTCTGGCTCTTTTTTTTGCATAATCTTATAGATATATTCCTTTGCATGATTTAAGCAATCAACGTAGTTATCAAATCCCCATGAACATTTTTTAGTTAACGTTACGATGTTTATTCTTTCTTTAGTTGCGAAATAGTTATATTTCTTATCTTCAAACACGATTCCATCCCAGTAGCGTGTTAGTTTACTGTTTATACTATAATCTTTAATGTTTTTTTCCATCCATTCTACATGATATGCACCATCTAACTTAATAAGCCTAGGTTTTTCAATAATTTGGCTTACTAGGATATACTTATATTCACTACCATCCTTTTCATCCGTAATATAATATTTAACATTGTCATTTATGTAGTAAGGGCATGCTCCACTTTCAGGCTTTTTAAACGTTATATTATTAATATCCATTCCAATCATCCTCTCATTTTTTTATTAAGCGTAAAATTGCTTTAACTCTTCTTCACTATACTCTCTTTGCTCAAAGTTGTTACACTGCTCTACTCTTGATGCTCCTACTTTTTCAACGTGATTAACAGTTCCGTTTTCTAACATTGTCTTAAAATATCCTGCAACATTCAAGATATTACAATTCTTCGTTCTATCTTTCCAAGCTGTCAAAGCTTCTATAAGTTTCTTTTCTCCGTATTTTGAAATTAAAAATTTAATATAAGTATGTTCTGCGTTTGCACATAGAGTAGCATTATACATAAAAGTCATTCTATCGACTAAGATGTTGTTTATATAACTGCTATCGTTATTTTCTAACATGTTTGTGTTATTTAAAGCATTAAAAGTGTTAGATTCATCATCAGTTTTTTTACTTGAGACATTTATATCCTTACCTGATTCCTTGATGATGTTATTATTTAGTTTAAGTAATTTATTAGTATTATTATTAATTACTAGTTGCGGGTTTTCCGTTAACGGTTTATCCGTTTCTGGATTTTCCGTAAACGGTTTTTCCGCTTTCGGTGAAGTTGGCTCTATCACTTCTGTTGAAACTTCAAAGATAATATATTCATATCCTTTAAACCTTCCACTACCATCTCTTAATTTGTTTTTTGATATGTAACCCATTTTTTCAAGTTCATTTATAGTTGCTTTTGTACTATCCTTTCCATCCTTTGCGTGTTTAGTTAATTCTTCAACATATATTTTCCAATCATCTGGTAGTGATAATAGATATGCGTGTAGTCCTTTTGCCTTCCAGCTGAGTTTTGAATCCTGAATTGATGTTTTATTAAGCATTAAATATGGATTATCTTTGTTTTTTGCTACTCTCATTATAGTTTTAGACATGTAAAACCCTCCTATTGTGTTTTTTACAAACATTTGATACAATACGAGGTGATTAGGGGTTATCCAATTTCTAATCACCCAGAGAGTTTTCTGATTCCAGTCAGAGACTCTCTTTTTTTATTGCTCGTAACATCTATCGTAATAAAATATAATATACTTAACTAAAAAATGCAATAATAACATAAAATAGTATTAAATATAACTAAACATAACTTAACATATTGACGATATATATAATATGGTGATATAATAAACATTGGAGGTGAGCAATATGGAAAATAAAATGTTAACACTTGAAGAAGTTGCAGATTATTTAAGGATAGGTAAGCAAACTGTAATGAAAGAAATTGATTCAGGTGCTTTAATAGGGTATAAAGTTGGTAAGCTATGGAGAATAAAAAAAGAAGATTTGGAAAAATATTTAGAGAATAACTCTAGCAAGAATGATGACTAAAATAAAAATGCAGCCACCCACTCCCTGACAAGAAGACGTGACTACATTTTCAAATAAACAAGTCCCTAGTGAGACCGTTCTGAATAATTTTATCAGATTAATCTCCTAAGGGCAAATAAAAAATATACTTTTAGGAGGAATTATTATGTTTAAAAATGGATCTATGGAATTATTGTTGTTAAAGCAATCTGGTAATGATGCACTATTTCTTAATATCACTTCTAATGAATTAATCAAAGCTCTAGGTGTTACATTCAAAGGCAACAATGTTCAATGGCAACAAGGCATATATAAAGGCGACATAGCTAATCATTTGGAGGTGATATAATGAATAACCCTACTCTACTTAAAACATTTAGTTATTTAGCTTTCGTTGTATCAGCAATATTTACAATTATATTAATGACAAGTGCAGTTGTTGGATTTATTGCAACTGGGTTAACTATTGGAATGGCAATAATGTTAGAAGTGTGTAAGGTAGGATTTTTTAATGAAGCGTTAACAAATACTCGTTTGAATATAGCTGTAAGAGTGACTATGGGTGTAATTAGTATTTTGTTGCTCCTCTCCTCTATTGTTGCATCTGCAGGCTACATACAAAACATGACTAATAAGACTAAGAATCTTGAACTAAAGCACTCTTCTGCATTTAAACAAGCCGAAGAAGGAAAAGGTATTCAAAAAGATTTATACACTGCGAAACAACAAGAAATTGAAAGTATTAAGTCGAATTATTCATCACAAATTGAAGAAATGACAAAAGTTAAGAACTCCTACCCTGCCAACTATTTTACCAGGAAAGAAAATCTGCAGGTTGAGATTAATAATAAAAGCAGTGAAATGCAAAACATGATCAGTGAGAAGAATAAAGAATTAGTTCAACTTGGTAATAAATTAGAAACTCCAATTGATGTAAGTACACTTAATGTAAATAAGACTAATGGATATAGTGCTATATTCTCTATTGTAGCTGATAAGATTAATCAAGATGAATTTAGAGAAACAACTATCTCAGCTGATGAAATTGAACTATATTTTTTCATGGGATTATCAGTAATATTTGAGTTTATCGCAATCATAACAATGTATTTGTCCAGGGTTATTAACCTTGGGCAGTTACAATTAGGTAATACACCTAATCGACCAACTAAAAAAACAACTGATTATGAAATTAAGCCTAATTTTGAGAATATTAAGCCTAATAACTTTAAAATAATTAAGCCTAATATTAAGCCTAATTTTGAAAATATTAATCTAGCAAAAGCTAATCGGTCTTTAAGCCTAGTAGCTTCTAGCGATTTTCCACCTAAAAAAACACCTAAAAGTTTTAAGAGTATTGAAGTAGAAGAGTACCTAAAATATATGTATGAAAATGCAACTGAATCAGATGGAGAATTAGTTAGTCCAGGTTATATTAAAATTAGTAAGAATACATCATTGAGTCAAGAAAAATGCAGAAAAATTAAAGCTTGGTTAGAAGAAGAAGGTACATTGAAAAGCGAAGGTGGAAAGACTATAATTTTAGAGATGGATAAAACCCTTGTAGGGTAGAGGAGGATATTATGAAAATAGGATTGATAGATGTAGATGGACACAATTTCCCTAATTTAGCATTAATGAAAATATCAGCTTATCACAAGGTGCAAGGGCATCAAGTTGAATTTGTAGATCTTTTTAAAAAATATGATCTAGTGTATCAATCTAAAGTTTTTACTTTTACAAATGATTTTGAATATTTAATAAATGCACCAAAAATATTAAGAGGTGGGACGGGATATGATTTAAAAAATACCCTTTCTATTGAAATAGAAAATATGTTTCCAGACTATAAATTGTATGATAATGTAAAATTTAAAAACACTGCATATGGTTTTCTGACTAGAGGTTGTCCTAGAGCGTGTCCATTTTGTATTGTTGCGGAAAAAGAAGGTAAAAAAAGTTATAAAGTTAATGATTTGAATAATTTTTGGAATGGTCAAAAAAACATTAAACTTTTAGATCCCAATATTTTAGGAAGCAAAGATAGATTAGATTTGTTAAATCAACTTATAGAAAGTAAATCGTGGGTTGATTTTACACAAGGGTTAGATGCTAGATTACTTAATGAGGAGATTACAGAAAAATTACAACAAATAAAAATTAAAATGTTACACTTTGCATGGGATATGATAGATAATTCAGATGTAATAATTGATAATTTAAAACAATTTAAAAAAGCTACACAAGTAGACTTTAGAAAATTGCGAGTTTATGTTTTAACTAACTTTAACACAACACATGAACAAGACCTGTATAGAATATATAAGCTTAAAGAATTAGGCTATGACCCATATATTATGATATTTGAAAAATGGAATGCACCAGAGTTAACTAAACGTATGGCAAGATGGGTTAATAGTAAATTTATATTTAGAAAATGTGAAAAGTTTGAATTCTATAAAATATGAAAGAAATCTGTATTTTTCAATCAAAGTGAGTTAAATGAATATGATAAGGTTAAGGAACAGAGGAATCAGTTCCTTAACCTTATCATATTCGAGGGAATAGCTTTAAATCGACATTGTGGGAGGCATTCTTTTTGAGTGCTTTCTCTTTTTTTAGGTATTCGACTCTGATTAGTATAGTTTTTAACATCTCATTTTTATCTTTGATGCTTATTTTATCATAAGAATTAATTAGTTTTGTTATCTTCGGAATGATAATATTTTGGTTTTTAAAAGACTTCAATTCTGATTCTATGTTAAATTTATTTTCCTCGAGTTTTTTAATTTTTTCATTCAGTTTTTTGGAACGCTCTAAAAATGTATTTGTGTCATAAACGTTTTGTTCCAGAAGGTCATGCAGTGAGTCCTTTTGTTTTTTTAAAGTTTCTATTTCACTATCTATATCATTCATATTTTTTTCTAGCAATTCGGTATTAACTATATTTTTCTGAGATTTTTTATTAAATTTATAATTTTTCAAGTTATCTATAATTGTTTTTTCAATCAAAGATAGGGGAGAGCTAACATTTTTGCAATCAGTATATGCACACATTAGAGTATCTTCTTGTTTTAGATTTCCATAAGGTCTCCTAACCATATTTCTACCACATAATCCACATTTGACTATTCCTGCTAAAACATTCTTAATTGGTTGGTTTTTAGGAGCTGGAGTGGCTCTATTTTGATTTATATAATTCAAAGCAGTATAAAACACTTCATCATCAATTAAGCGTACGTGAAGTCCATCTGTTAGCTCAAATTCTTTATTCTTCGGTCTAGTTGATTCAACTTTACCATCAATAACATGTTTTATAGTCTTACGATAGTTCCATCGAATTTTACCTATGTAAACAGGATTTTTAAGCATTCCTTGAATTGTAGAAGTAGTCCAATTTCCCTTTCTAGCTTTGATTCCGATGTCGTTAAGCTTCCGAACTATTTTAGATACTCCGAGTCTCTCTTTAGTGTAAAAATCAAATATCATTTTAACTACTGGTGCTTCATCAGGATCTGGTTCAAGAGTGAACCCATCTTCTGTTTTTGTTTTATTGTATCCATATGGTGCTATACTGCCAAGATATCTGCCTTCTTTTACGCTTGCCAGTCTACCTTGCTGCAATCTTCTATTAATAGTTTTATATTCTCTTCTAGACATGAAAAGATTGAACTCAAAAAACTCTTCATCAAATTCATTATTCGGATCATATGTTTTGAGTGGAGTAATTATTTTAGTACTAGAGTATTTAAAAGCCTGTGCCATGATTCCTTGATCAAGAGTAGCACCCCTCGCAAGTCTCTCAACCTCAACAACAAGAACACCTTCCCACAATTCTTTTTCAAGCTCGGATAAAAGGTGTTGCATAACAGGTCTAGAGGCAATAGTTTCACCAGATACAACTTCTCTATATATTTTTGATATTGATAATTTTTGTTTTTTGGATAATTCAAGAAGTATTTTCTCATGCTTAGCCAAAGTTTCTTCAATAGTTCCTTCATCATTTCTAGACTTTCTAAGATAAATACAATACATATTACTGCCTTCCCTTTCTTGACTTCACCGAGAAAAAATAGTAATATATTTTTAAGCTTTCAATGGTGAAAGTGTTTTTTAAAATAAAGTTATTGTCATAATAAAAAAGAATCCTTCGCTCGGAGTCTTTTTTATTTTACTAGATTTAATTTTGTTATTCAATGATGTTTAAAAATTTTTAGTTTCAAGTTTTTTTATTTGAACCATATCGTGCGTCTGCTCGAAATGGTCTAAACTATCAATATCACTATTTTCGCAAGTTTTATGACTTTTTCTATAACAGGTTTAGTTTCATCTAAGTTATTTTTTGAAAGTTTTTTTATTTGATTTTATAATCAAATCTTCTTTAAGCTTTTTTAAGAAATATTTTAATTTGTTTTTAGATTTCCAAAATTCTTTAAAATCAATTTTTCCATAATCACTAGAATTCATATTATATGTAGATTCGTCTTTTAAATATTTAAAAGTCCTGTTTTTTAATCCAAATTCTTTTTTTAAAAATTTTACTACTGTTTTATAAGCTTGTGTAATTGTACTTCCGCCAGTATATTGATTTTTACCAACATATAACGTACCAAAAAATCTGATACTTTTACCTTCATCATAACTCTTAGCAAGAGAATTAATAAAACTCTTATCATCTATTAAAATTTTGGCAAAACAATTAAATTTATCTTTACACTTATGAGTTAACAAGTTGCCATGTCTATCATCTGAAATCCATCTATATACACAGAAAATAAAGAATTCGATTTTATCTAAACCATACAAAGAATCCCAAATAATATCATATAATTGTTTTTTACCAACATAATTAGAAAATTCAATATTCATTGATTCAGCATATTCTATAAGTTCTGGATTTGGTTCTGATTTATCCTTGTATTTAACTCTATCAATTAAGAATGATATTTCCTCTTTTGTTATATTTTTTGGGATATTTATTTTTAAATATTTAGCATAACTTAATTGTGCTTCAGTAGGGGGTAGTGATTCTTCTAAAGAAATTTCAAAAGGTTCAACTAGACCTTCATTACTTGCTAATTCTAAGCACTCTTCATTTGAGAACGCTTTAATAGATAAAGTTTTTTTTCGTCCTGTGTTTGAATTTGTACCCTTTATTTTATAATTATTTCTTAACATTAAATCAACAACCACCTTTAATTACTAATTTTTATATAAATTTTACATATATTATATTTTTTTTATATATTTAGCAGTATTTTCAGCTACACATAATTCTGGTGATGCCGCAGTAAAGCAATTATTTTTATCAGATAGCATATAATTAATCATACCTAAAACTTGATTTTGGTTAGCATTGTTTAATTTTTGGATTTTATTAATTATTGCTAATTCTAGACTTGTATAAATATTTTCATTAATACCAACTATATAATCCATGCTAACATCATAGTATTTAGACATTTTAATTAACAGTTGTACATCAGGAACATGTTTACCAGTTTCATATCTGCTTATAGTAGCTTTTGTTGTACCAAAATATTCAGCTACTGAATCTAGTGTAAGGTTTCTAGATTTTCTTAACTTTTTTAAAATTAAACCTATATTTGAACTGATAAAAATCACCTCCCTAAATATATACAATTAACATTATCCAATATAAAAGCATACATATGCAACAAAGTTACGCAAAGGATAATTATTTTCATAAATATGCTTGATTTTTTACGCAAGTTGTAATATTATACTAACAAGTTACGTATTGCGTAACAAATTCGAGATGTATTAGGAGGTTTTTTGTAATGTATGTAAATCTCGAGGCAGAAATAGCTAGAAAGCGTTTATCTAAAAAGCAAATTTATGAATCAGCTTCTATGAGTTACAAAACTGGTATTAATAAATTAACAGGAAAAAGTGAAATTTCTCTTAAACAAGCATACGACATAAGAGATACATTTTTCCCAGAGCATGATATTAAGTATCTTTTTGCAGAGCTGTTTGAACAAAAAGGTGCTTAAATACATTTAACCATATTTCCCCAAATTTAACAAAAAGTTTCTTAGAAAGATTTAACCATAAATTTACAAAATAAACAAAGTGTATCAATTGAAATTAAATATAAAAAGTAAATAGGTGAAAAATGGGTTATTGGATTAATATTTTAAAGTGATTTGGAGGTGCTTTTGCTAAATAATTCTATTTTATCAGAACTTGTAAGTAATAAAAAACATAGTATGTATAGAGGTGATAAAAATGATAATTCATACTTTTAAAACTAAACAAGGAATAACAGTTCATATTGATGATGAATTTATGCAGGATTCAAAAATAATTGAAAGTCCGAATTTTATTATAACTAAGGAATATGTAGAAGAAGATCCAGAAGATTTAAGGTACCAAGTTGAGAATAAAATTGGAAAAGTAACGAATATAGAATGGGATTTTGTGGCCAGGGATATATCATCTATTAAATTAATTGGTGAAGCGCTAATAGAGCAATTGGTTAAAAGTATTAATTATTTTAGAAGTAAGAATTTAGAACTCAAATGTATTTAAATTCAAAAAATAAGGAGCACTTACAATGGACAAAAACCAAGCTAGAGCATATGCCTTAATGGCATTTAGAAAAACTAATGAGAAAAATGAAAATGAATTTTTACTTGTTTTGGACATGCTTTTTTATGGAATTGGTGAAGATGAAGTAGTTGCTTTGGCATACGATGGAGGACATGAAAATGAAAAGAAAGTTGAGTTGGGATAAGTTATCAATAATTTTATCCCTATTAGTCACGCTATTTTTACATAATTATGTGAATCAAAGTAGGGGATATGTTGCTTTTGGAGGAGAGTGTTTACTTCCAGTGTTAGCAATTTTAGTAGTTATATTACATAAAGAATTTGAAGAAGTGAGGGCGTTAAAATGAATTATGAGTTTTTAGCAAATTTGAATTATGAGCAACAAGTAGGAGTATTTGTAGTATTAGTAACTGTTTTTATTATATCGATGGTGATTAATATTAGGCTGGATGAACAAATAAGAAAAAAGAAAATTGAGAGAGCAAAAGAGATACTAGGTAAAATTAATTAATACTTTTGGGGAGTTCTGCACTACAAAAACTTTAAGGAGTGATTTGGATGCAAGAACTACAGGAGAAGGTTAAAGAATTAGTGGGAAGTTTTAATCAAAAGGAATGGCAATTTGCAATAAATACACTACATAATAACGATTTGATTGATATTAAGAAAATTTTTGAAGAAACGATGGTTGACATTATGGCAGCGAATATTGAATGGCATAGATATCATAGAATTGGAGACGTGAATTAGATGGAATATACAAAAAAACAATGGTTGGAAGAACTAAAAAACAGGTTTGGCAAGGACACAAATACATGGGCTTTTGAATGTCCTGCATGTAAAAAAGTATCTACTGTTAAAGATTTTATTGATGCTGGTGCAGATAGTAACAGTGCTTATGTAGATTGTATAGGTAGACATAATGGGAAAGGTACATTTGAAAGAGATAGTAGGTATGGATGTAATTGGGCTGCTTATGGATTATTTGGACACATGGGTAAAGGTGATGAAGTAATTGCTGATGATGGTAAAAAAGTTGAAGTTTTTAAAATGGCTGATGTTAAAAAAGATTAACCATTTTAACTATAAAAAAATATTAAATACTAAGGAGGAATAGGCATGTCATTAAATTTATTTGAAATGGTAAATGGTGCAGTGCAAGAGCAAATAAACTTAAATTTTCAGGAAGTTTTAAACAACATTGCAGATCCTAACACTTCATCTATTGCAAAAAGAGAGTTGAATATTAAACTTACTTTTAAACCTAATGATGATAGGGAAGAAAGCAATATTGATATTCAATGTAAAACAAAATTGGCACCAGTTAAGAGTCTTGGAACAAAAATTTACATTGGACAAGACAATGATGGGAATGTAGTCGCAGAGGAGTTTATCAAAGGTCAATTATTTGGACAAACGCAAATTGACTATGATACAGGGGAAGTTATAGAAAGTCAAAAATTAAAAGCAGTTAAATAAAATACATATTGGAGGAATTACAAATGATTAAAGAAGCGTTGCAGTACTTAGTGGGTATGGATAAAAATGAGTTAGTAGAAATTAATTGTCAAACTTATACAACAAAGAAATTGAATCATGTATCAGATATAGTTAAAGAGTCTTTAAAAACAAATACACTCAATTCTATAATCGATTATGTGAAATCAAACTTTGATAAGATAAGTGAAAAATTAATCATTCATGTAAGTAATCATGAAACCGTAATAGTAAGGTCACCACTAAAGTTTGATGGTAGTAGAGATTTATTAATGGCAGCACAATCAAAAACACCACATATAGAGTTTGAAAGATTTTTAGATACAGAAAACTTTAATATTATGATGCAATCAGCATTTGTTCAAAATGAAGATTCGGCACAAATTCTAAAAGTAATAGGTACAATTAAAGAAGAAAATATAAGAGAAACTGGTGACGATGGAGTAAGTCAACAAGTAACAGCTAAAACAGGAATTGCAACTGTTGGAAATGTTAAAGTACCTAATCCAGTATCACTTATTCCATATAGAACATTTCAGGAAATTGAGCAAGTTGAAAGTAAGTTTATATTCAGAATGAAAAACGGACCTGTAGCTGCAATTTTTGAAGCCGATGGTGGAGCATGGAAATTAGAAACAATGATGAGAATTAAAGCATATCTAGAAGAGCAACTCCAGGAGTATAAGGATAAAGTTGAAATAATTGCATAGTTAAAGGGTCATTATGCCCCTTTTTACAAAAGAACTAGGAGGGATAAGCTTGGCTATTTATAGACATTTACAAACAAGTTTTTGGCAAGACCCTTTTGTATTAGATCTTACACCAGAAGAAAAGTTTTTTTACATATATTTAATGACAAATACTAAAACAACACAATGTGGTGTTTATGAAATATCAAAAAGAGTTATAGAAATGGAAACAGGATATACAAAAGATACTATTGATAAGTTAATTGTAAGATTTCAAGAGTATCAAAAAATTAAATATGACACCAAAACTAATGAGCTTATAATTCTTAACTGGTTTAAACATAATTTTAGCAGAAGTCCAAGTGTAATTAATTGTATTAAAAAAGAGATTGATGCAATTAAATCAAAAATATTTAGAGAATGTGCAAATCATCTATTAAAGCATTATACAGAGAATGATGATGATAAAAAAGATGTTAAAGAAACAGAAAAAAGTGACAGTGTGGACACTGTGTCCATAGAGTGTGGTGACAGTGTTGATATTGTATGTAGAGACTCGGGGGAAAAAGAAAAAGAAAAAGAAAAAGAAAAAGAAAAAGAAAAAATAAAAGATATTGTGCATGAGGTCATGCACGAAGAAAATAAATCAAATAAAGATGTGCACCAAATGTTTGAAAGTTTGTGGTCACTATATCCAAACCAAAAAGGGAAGGGAAAGGTAAGTCTTAAGACCAAGAAGGAAATTCATAAGCATGGGTTTGATATAATCAAACGTTGCATTGAAAGATACGTAAGATACAAACCATCTTGGCAAGAATACCAACACGGAAGTACGTTTTTTGGAACCGGATATATTGATTACCTGGGTGATAACTTCTCAAATGTTAAAGCGCCAAGTGATGCAAATAAAGTTGAGCAGATTAACAACTTTGATCAGCGTGATTATAGCGAAGATGATCTTGATAAGTATTATTCTTGATGGTGTAAATCATGTTAACAGAAAAGCAAATAAACATCATGAAAATAGCAATAGGCTTTGATTTACATAATGGTTACGATGAAGAATTTAAAACAAAACGCAATTTTTATAATTGCTATTCCTGGAGTAAGGACCTTGAAAAATTAATAGAATGTGAGTTAAT